AAGCAAGACATTTCATTTTCCTAGCTTCTCAATCGTAAAAGGTGATATCAAAGTAAATGTCAGCTTGAACCGATTTGAAAAGCAGTTCCAGGAAGCACAGAACTGGCTAGATGGTCGAGTGTTCACTGACATGGAAAAGTATATGCCATTTCGTGACGGTAACATGAGAAACGTGTCTGCGATTATGAGCAGATCCATGCAAGGAACAGGTGAAGTGATTGCCGGTGCTCCACCTTACGGACGATTCCTCTATGAAGAAAAAGTTATGGTAGATCCTGTCACAGGTTCGCCGTGGGCAAGAGCCGGAGCAAAGAAGGTAGTCACAGACAGAGACCTCGTGTTTGATAAGACAGCACATCCTAGTGCTACAGACCATTGGTTCGATGCTGCTAAGGAACAAAATGTGAAGTCTTGGGTGAAAGGAGTGAAGAAACGTGCCGGAGGAAAGTAAGAAACCGGTGAAGTACGATGTAGATGGTTACGCAGCGGTAACTGATGCACTCGTTTCTCTTCTCAATAGTTTTCCAGGATTAGAGGAAGACGAAAAGATAAGATTCTCCACACTAGATGAAGATGGCGGTATTGCCTTCTATCCAGTGACAGGAGCGGTGATTGCACTGGAAAAGAAGAGTGTAACTGGCAAAGTAGACCAGTTGTGCAACTATCCTTTTTATGTGATCTACCGGTCTTCAATCGACTCTCCAAAGATTAAGGCCAGTATCAAAGAATTCCTTGACACTCTTGGAAAGTGGCTTGAACAGCAGACCGTGGTCATTAATGGAGAACAGAAGAGGCTGGAAGAATATCCAGTGCTTACAGAAGAGAGAAAAATAGAGGAGATCATAAGGCTTACACCGGCTCACTTAGATAATGTGAGTGATGGTAATGTTCAAGATTGGGCAATCAGCATCTCATTGAAATACAGAAACATATTCTACAAGAAATAACGGAGGATAACAAACATGAAATTAGAGCGTGAAGCGTTGATGCATTATCTTGATGCATCGTTCAAAAATGCACCGGCAACGGCAGAGTGGGAAGTTCTTGGTGATGATATCGAGGAAATGTCCGTAGAACTGAACCCAGATACAGAACAGAAGAAGAACATTCTCGGAAAAACTGTTACGACTGACAATGGA